TGGCTTGCTCTAGTGTGATGTCTCCAAAATCCACCTCTTTAGCAAACCGCAAACTTCGGCAGTATTCTTCTGCCTCCGCAACACTCTTTGCCTCGCCATGCAGATACGCCTTCGGGACTTTCTTCACCGGCTTGTAAATGTCTGGTCCGTATTTCGCATCGTGATACCCTCGTAACACTTTGACGGAATCCGAACCTGCTCCGAGATTAAACTCCAAGTCTATCGACGTTCCATGCACGTCTCGCCACCATTCTCGCAACCCACGATTCTTCATTATGTCATGCATTGTCGGCTGCTCTAATCCCAGCAGCTCCTCTGCTGCCCGCACGAACATCTCATCGTGATCTTTGGGATACTTCTGGTACTTCTTGACAATATCCTTTAGCTCCCCTAGCACATAATGCTCCACGCCCTCCGTCTTCAATCCCACGTTGTATCCAAGCCTCGGCCATGTGTAATACCCGTTCATCGAACTCGATGGACTGCCTGCCGCCTGTGTTTTGAACCTCTTGACTCCCAGCCGCTGCCCCATCTCCATCTGGCGATTCAGGATTCGCGTGCCCGTTCCCTTCGGTGCATTTTGAACAATGTTCAAACTATTGTATACCTCTACCTCTCCAAGCTCATCCAGCCGGATAATCCGTACTGTTTCCATATCGAAATCTGGAGACTTCAACGAAACCCTGAACCTCTTTGCGTGCCGCTCAACCGTAATCGTCGCTGTGCCGCCATCTGGAACTCCTGCCAACGACGCGATGTCATCCAACTCTATATCGTCCCTCGCAAACATCTCAATTGTCGTCATCCGAAAATCTTCTGCCAACTCTGCCGCCGATGGGTTATCAACCACTATCCCAAACGGTTTTCGTTTCTGCTGGACAATTGTGACATTCTTTGCCTTCGCATCCCACGCCCACGGTCTTGGTCCGAACTTCGAATCGTGATACTCGGACAACACTGATACAGACTGGCTACCCGGACTCAAATCAAATGTCATATCCGCACTCTCGCCGATACTGTCCCGCCACCACTCCCGCAATACCGGGTCACGCATAAGATCATACAACCGCAGCGACTCCGTCGCTGGACGATTCAGCAGCAACTGCCCGGCATCACGAAAATCAGGGTCTGCTGTCTCGGCAACCGCCTTTCGCAACGACTGGTAAATTCCCCCATGTAAATCCCCATCATATCCCAATCGGGGCCATGTATAGTAGCCATTCAGATTTGAATGAGGATTATTAGCATAGCCTGCCCCGTATGTATCCATACGGTTGAATCCCAACTTCTGGCTCATCTTCATCTGCCGATACAATACTCGCGTGCCTGTTCCTTTCGGACCTGTCCTGATTGTATTCTGGTCATTCACTAATACTAAATTGCCATTGCTCTCTTTCACCATAGTACGCCTCGCCGACATACCCAATTCCTTATGTCGAACCGTAGCCTCAATGTGCCCTGCCCTGAATGACAACTCAACCGCCGCCCCGTCCGGTGCCCCTGCTGCCGATGCGATCTGCTCTAATGTTGTCCCTTCCGGCATCCCCATTTCCTTGACGATTCCCTCTAGGTCATACGCCCCCTGATCTACCTTGATATCTAAATCAACGGCTTCCTCGCTCCACGTCCACCCTCGCCCCTCTTCCGGTATTTGCTTCGGCTTCGCCACTGGCTTCGGTATCGCTGGAGTCGACCCGAACTTCTCATCCCGATACTGCCGCAATACCCTCGATGATGCCGAACGCTGATGAGTATTGAAATGACCCTCAAACCTTGTCCCGTGTATCCGCCACCATTCCGCCCCTGTTTTCGTCTTCATTAGCTCGCTGATTTTCTTGACTGACTTCGACACCCCAATCGGTCCACTCCCAGCACGGATTAAATCTCGCTGCACCTTCGGGATAACGCCGTCAAATCCAACCCTCGCCCATGAATAATAGCCATTCAACCCGCTGTCTAAACTCCCCTCTGCCACCGCCTCTATCTGTTTGATTCCGAATTTCCTCGCCCCCTCTACTTCACGCATCAGCATTTGCGTGCCTGTATGATTGCCCGGCGCAACTTTCAAATCGACATTCTCGATAACGCCCCGCTCCAGATTCACCTTCCGCCTCGCCGTGACTCCCAATTCTGCATTTTCGATCTTCACCATGAATCCATCGTCATACGGCTTGATTGCTACTGTCGAACCGTCCGGTGCCCCGGTCATCATGGCGATGTCATGCGGTCTCGGACCATTGCCGTCCGCATCCAGATACCTTGTCTCGAACATACGCTGTGAATGCTCGTTGAACGTCACGCCACCGTCGCCATCTACCATCCGATAATTGAATGCTGTTGGTAGCTCCTCACGTCGCTCATTTACGCCCCGCCATGCCCGGCGAACGTCCCGCTCTATCTCTGTTTCCAGCGATACCAGCGGCTGTATAGGAGGCGTGACGGCATTCTGAGCATCCGGGACCATGTCCAACACGTCGATAGGCCCGCCCGGTGCCTCTGTCGCCATCCTCGCTTCCGCATCGGCCAACGCTTTGCCCATGTCATCCGGATACGCCGACACCACGGAACACCGACAATTGACACGCTCTTCCGCTGGCAACATATCGTCACCCGGAAACTCAGCATCCCATCCCCCAACGGAAAATGGCTCGCTCATCAACACGACTGTTTCATTCAGCTCACTATGGCTCATCCGCGTTTTGTCGTCGATGACTGCAAGCCACTCCTTCCCCTCTACCAATCCCTCTGCCGACAACCCCTTCATGCTTTCCAGATGACCAGCATTAAACGCCATTGTGGTCTCTGTCCGGACGATTCTCTGTGCCCTCGCCTCTGCTATCGGACCCCCCAACTTATCCGCGATGTGCTGTGATAGCTTGCTGGGTGACAATTCGTCTGTCACCCCCTCGCGGATGACTCTCTCGAAATCACGCTTTGTGGCGTCATTGATCCCATCCCAATAATCTTCTCGCTCAAACACTCGCTTCAATCGGTCTTCCATCGCCCGCTGTGTATTTTCTGGCAACCCCTGCGAATAGAACGCCGGACCCAAATGCTCAGTTGGCACTTGGTCAATAAACTGATGCGATGACCCTCCACCCTGCAACTCCGGAAATGGGATTTGCTCACCCGGCACTTCCGCCTTTGCCCGCAATGCAAATCGAACAATCTTCCGATACGCTCGCTGCCCGCCCGGTGCATTTTGTTGCACGGACTTGAATGACTCCTCAACCATCTCCTCCAGACTCGGACTCAATGCGACCGTATGCACATAGCGAAACAATGCCGCCTCTGTGTACGCCCCCGTCAGCATTGACGTTGCTATGTGCGGTCTGGCGATGCTCTTCAGCTCTTCATCCCAATCCCTTGGATGAAACGCAAACACGACGATTTCCTCGCCCGCCGCCCGGAATCCGGATGGTGACTTCCTGCCCGCTTGCTTTACGACACCCTGCACATGACGAATCTGGCGAAATAAGAAATCCACCATGTCCGTTTTGAAACGTGCCTCTGCCTGCTCATGCTGTTTCAAATAGACATTCAGTCGTGCTTTCCGGTATCGCTGCATTCTCCCGGCGACTGCAACGGTCATTCGATATCGTCTTCCGCATAGGCTGAACTTAGAAACTCGTCAACCGCATCCGTAATGCCCGCTGCACCTCCACCGCCCATCGACTGCTCCTCGCCGCCACCTGTCATCAGCATGTCCGCTGCTGGATCGTCACTTGGTGGAAGATGCAGCAATGTCGAACGCACTTCGTTTGCCGTCACGCATCCGGCTTGTATAGCAGTTGCCCATGTCCGCTGCTTCCGATCCTCATCGTCCGCAATCGCTGGCTCAAAATACGCCACCAACTTTCGACTGTCATTGAAGAATGGCAACATCCAGCTTGTTACCACTTGCCCCATCAGGTCAAGAATCGGATTCACAACCGTACTGACGAAATGCTTATCCGCCATGCTTGACTGTGCGTAGCTCCCCGCTGTGATTTCGCCCAACACCAGCGGATTAACGCCAAACGCCTGAAAGATTCTCGCCTTCACAATGTTCCCGCTGTCCATGAAATCCATCTCACTCGGACTGGTCGAAAACTTTTCTATCTTTTCAATCATCCCGTCGATTACTAATGGCTCGTTGTAGTTTGTAGCTCCCTGATAGAACAGCTTCGCTGCATCCACCAATGTTTGCCGCTGGTCTGGCTCCAATACTGGACGCTCCCCCGGACCCCCGCCCGGCATGTCTGGCAACCTGCCAACCGTCATCATGACTCCGGGGAAAATGCCATTCTTGAATGCCCGATACTGAGACTCCTGAATCGCCTCGTCCGTCGACACTGCCTGTGCCTGTGTCTGTAATGGGCTGATGTGCCCCATCGGATTAGACGGGTCTGGCAACGGGAAATAAGCAATCTTTGACCCTTCGACTATAAATTCTTCAGACGCTGAACCTCGCGGACGAATCTTGTATGCATGATTCAATCCCAGCTCTTTATCATGGATGGGAGTCACCCAATTCGTCGGTAACGGCCAAATCCGCAACCCGTCACCTGAGTCGTCGAACCACCAGTATGCCGCCCCTGTCAGCTCCAGCGATGCGACAGTACAGTACATCAACGCCCACTGAGTCATAACCTCATTCGGTCGCAACAATGCATCCAATAGGGGATGCTGCTCCACAACATCCCCCGTCGACATATCGCCATAGTTCTTCGTCCAGACCGGTGTATCGTTCCGCCCTTCAATTTCGTCGGTGCCCTTCGGTCTGCCCAAATCCACCAGCTTCAGCGGTCGCGATGCAACCCGCTGTGCAATCGCCTTGATTGCAACATACGCCCATCCTTTGAAATGACGATACTGCTCTGACGCTGCTTCGTTGCCTCCACCCCCAAACATCCCTTCAATCTCGTTAGTTTCTCCACTCATATTACTCGACGCACCAATCCCCTTCACGCTGGATGTCGCGGATGTCAGCGACTCTCTGGCACTTGTCCGGTAATGCTCCGCAACCCCCGCTGCATCCTTCAACGCCCAATCAAGATTACTTTTCATGGCTTACCCTTTGGGATTCGTTTGCCTCACCACCATCGCAGAAAACCCGGCGGTCTCTGCCTTGATTCGCTCATAATTTCGCTGATTCTCTGCAACCAGATTCTTAATCTGCAAATCCCTCAACTTGACTTCCTCTTCCAGCATCCGGACTTGCGACTTGTATCGCTGCTCCAGCCGCTCCAATTCGTCCGCTCGCCCCCGCATGACATTCCACGAGTCTACCAAACTTCTCCACATTTGCCCCATCCTTTCCGCGTATTGTATCAATCCCAGCCTCCCGGCTCACTACCATTCGTCTGCTGTTGCTCGCCTCAACTTCTGCTGCTCCACCCATTCCTTCATCTTGTCTGCTCCTTTATGGATTGGCGTATCCCCGCTTCCCTGCTCCTGCTGTTCCATGTTGTTGAAAATCAACGGACCCTGCAACTTACCCATCGACTTCCGTAATGCCATAATCCCAGCATAGGCAAGGCAATCCGTCTGATCGTCATTCTTCGCATTCGGAAAGAACATTAGCTCTGTCTCGAAATCGTCCAGCCATGCAGCTTCCGCCGCTGCCCTGTGATAGACCTGACCATTCTCGTATGCCGTCGCAATCAGCATGGCCCTGCGAACTTTGTCTCCGTCTGCCTTCAATGGCTTGAATGGCGTGCCTCGCGATCTCCCCTCCTGCAATAAGCCAATCCCGCTTGCCCTGTCCTCCACCGCCTGCACTACCACATCGGGATGTCGAACTCGCTGCTCAATCAAGAATTTGTATTGCTTCGGGACTGGTATCTTGTCCCTCGCCACATCGTAAATCAACACCTCCCCGCCCGGTGTGATGTAGACGGTCATTACGACTGTATAGTTGCTCTCCTCCTTCGTCTTCATCGCAGTATCGCACGTCTGGAAACACCAGCAATCCGATTTCCAAACCACCCGCTCGTTGCCACTCTCTGAATCCCGGAATATAAATGCCGCCTTCGTCGTCTCTGAGTCTCCCGCTTCCACATCCTTTGATACGAAATACTGAAATTGCTTCCGATCAAACATCCCGCCTTCTTGCGGTGCCGGATTCTGCTGCAACTGACCTGAGACGTTGTATGCCGATCCTAATTGCGATTTCAGCTCATCTACCTGCTCCCGTCCATACCGTTCCGGCCAAACAACCTCGCCCGGCTCATCCCTTGGATCACTCCATCCGATAGATGTCGTCTGCTGGTACGGATGCTCTGGATCGTACTCCGCTGGTATGCATAGAACATCGTACCCTCGCCCCTGCTCCATTATCCATCCAGCCAAATCCCGCTCATGCAATCGCTGCATCACTACTACAAATCGTCCCGTCTTAGGATCATTCAGGCGGGTCGACATCGTATTGTCCCACCACCGCAACACTCCGTTCCTTTGTGTATCCGAAAACACGTCAGACGCTTTGTGTGGATCGTCTGCAATGATGAAATCGCCGCCCTCCCCCGTCGCACTGCCTCCGACCCCTGTTGCCATCCGGAACCCCCTCGCATTGTTCTCGAATCGCCCCATCGTATTCGCGTCTGTGCGAAGTGTAATCCGATCACCCCATAGAGACTGATACCAATCCGACTCCAGCAC